TACCCCAAGAAGGAGAAATGTTTTTTGAAGATGAGTACAATCAAATAGAAAAAACAGAAGGAGGTACTCCTACTAAAACTCGTAGAATACTAGAACTACAATCGGACTTATTTCAGAAAGGTAGAGATTTAGATGATTTAATTACCAAACAAACCAAATCTTCTTTAGATACTTTTTCTACAAACATGTTTAACTTAAATAGAGCGTTAGATGAGGGTAGAATTACATTAGAAGAGTATAGAAGGGAAAGAAACATTTTAGAAGATAATCAAAAATTAGGAGAAAAATTTAGAAATATTCCTGATAACCAATTCCTACAACTTCTAAACAAAGATAACAACTGGGTTACATTTTTTATTAAAGCTATTATTCAAGATAGTGCTAAGAAAGGATATGAGAAAGTATTATTTCCTAGTGGAAATACTGTTGTTAAAATAGAAAGTGCAGGTAATTATACAAATATAGAAAATGCAAAAGAAGCAAATGAAAAAAACTTAGTAAATACTGCCCTTTTTTATGAAAATACTATAACTAATATTCTTAAAAAACAAGGATACAATCCTGTATTAATTACCGATGAGTATGGTAATACCTGGAATGAAGTAACAATAGATGAAAATAGAGATAATCAAAATATTGTATTTCAAAAAACACCTAAAGAATCCACCAGTAAACCTGATAGATTCCACACTACAGACTTGGGTACTACTGTAAGTAAATTCATGCAATCTCTAGAGAGAGATCAAAGAAAGATTTTAAGAGAAATGATACGTAACGGTGAAATAAAATTTAAATGTAGTTAATATGGCTAGTTGTAGAATTACTGAAAGTAAAAATGAAAGGCTTGTTGAACTTGTTAATCAGTTCGGACAGCAAGAAGGATTAAGAAGATTTCTTGCTGAACAGGCTGGATATGATTTTGATGTAGCTGAAACACCTCCAGAAGATGATTTACAGTTTCCAATTACTAATAAGCTAGCACAGGCCTTAGAACAGCAAATAAAGCTCAAGTATAAAATTAAGAATACCTTAATTTTTGAGGCACGAGCTGCAAGACAGGCTGGTAGAACTTCTAAAGCTACTGAGTTGAGTGGTAAAATTCAGGCTGTTCAGACACAGATAACCTCTTTGGAGAACCAAAAAAGGAGTCTAACTGGAGAAATTAGATTACAAACCTTAGTAGATATTTCAAAAATTCATTTGAATTGGTTGGACCAACTGCTTAGCAGGGAAACTGTTATGCCCTCAGAAATTATTGAGGCGTACAGATTGTTAGATATTTGGAGTAATATAGATGATATACTTTTTGATTTAACAGATGACAACACAGAAATACATCCAGTTATTTGGGCAAAAATAGTTTCCATTAAGAATGATATCATTTCTAAGAAATATGATAAAAAACTTTTTCAGTTAGCTTCTGAGTTACTCTCTTCAACTGCTGAGTATGATAGTGTAGCAGACTTTCTGCAGGATATGTATAGATTAAAGGACATATCTACTGCTAATGCCTATGCTAACTTTGTAGCAGATATGGGAGTTAAACTACTCTCTAAACTTGATAGGCTAAATAAGGATGCTATTGCAAGAACACAGGGAGAACTTGCTAAGTGGTTGAAGAGGCTTGAACCAATAAAAGAACTAAGCAAAAGTGGTAGGCTGGATATATTCTGGCAGAGAGATGAGAATGGAAAGTTGACTGGTGGATTGGTTAATAGGTATTCTCAGGAATGGTATAATAATTTCTTTGGAAGAGTAAAAACCTTTTACCAAATACTAACATCTAAAGCCTCCCTAGATAAGAAATTAAAAACCATCAAGGAATTTGGAATTTGGCTTAATACCAATACTCACTATGTTGACCCTAGATTTTTCTATGTTAAAGATTATGTAAACCATGCAGGACAGAATTTTGCTCAATTTAGACATGCTCTTGAATTGGATTTAGGTAAAGAAGAAGCAGATGCTTTGATACAACGAGCAAAAGATTTATATGAGCAGTACTTAACCGATTTACAGAATTATACCGATTATATTACTGCTCAATTTGAGGGAGAAGAGGATGCAGAGGAAAAAATAAAAACCAAAATAACTAAATGGAAGCAGTATAATAATCCTGCTGTTTGGATAGACCAGTTAAATGGTAAGACTACTGAAGAAAGTAATAAGTATGCTATTAAGCAGGTGCATTTAAATAGGTATGTGTACTACACTCCAAAGAAAAATATAAATGGTAATCCATCTAAGTTCTATGATGAGGCTTTTTCTGCAATTATGGCGGATCCAGAACTTAGTAAAGCATATAATCTTATTCATGAATTCATGACAGAAATGCTGTCATACATTCCCCCCTATATAAATCTTCAATCTAACTTTTTACCTAGAGTTCGTAAAAAATTTGTAGAGGATTTAACAGTTAATGGTATATTTTCTGCACTGGCAAATGCTCCAATGGATTTCTTAGATAGTATTACTACCTCCATTGATGAGGTAAACATTGAAGATGCACAACCATATGGGGAAAAATTTACTAAAAACATTCCTGTTAGGTATATTGGAGAATTTGATGAAAAAGAAATGTCCACAGATTTTTCTAGGATACTACCTCTTTTTGCAGCAACTGCTCTAAATTATAAATGGAAATCAAGAATTCAAGATACTATAGAACTAACACATAAATTTTTAGGGGATATTGCTCAGAGTGCTACACGAAAAGAAATGACATCAGATGACTTAAATAACCTAAGGAATGCACTTGAATGGTTTATGGATACCCAGTTGTACCAGGAGAAACGTCTTGATGAAGGAGTAACCAATATAAAAACTTTTAGAGGGGACAAAAGAGTATTTATAGATATTGTAGAAAAAGACCCAAGAATAGTAGAATCTATTAAAAAGGAGTATGCATTCCTTCTAAAAGATAACCCACCTGAAAGGGCAGCTCAAATATTAGTAGAAAACTGGGGAGATAGGGTAGTCATACTGAATGCTAAACAGAAGTACGAAAAACTACTGCAGGCTGCTGATGACTTACAAAGAAAATTTGAGGATGGAGAAATATCTGAGCAAGTATTTGAAAAATCAATGCAGAATATAGAACAGGAGGCTCAACAACTAGGAAGAAATGTGGTTGTTTCTAAGTTGTTAGATAAACTGATGACTCACAATCAAGCAATGGCTTTCTGGTTTAATCCATTTTCTGCTTTTAACAACTTTGCCTTTGGAGTGGTATCAAATCTTATATGGGCTGCTGATGGAACGGACTTTAAAGTTAAGGATTCCATCAAATCCTTCTGGATAATGCTAAGATCTGCTTTTAATCTCAAGGATGGTAAACTTGATAAGGTAGCACAATTGATGGCTAAATTCAACATGATGGCAGAAAGGCTTGAATATGAAACTTCTACCATCCAAAATGAAACTATGAGAAAGTTGAAGGACATACCATATGTTTTACTTAGAAAGGGAGACTACTTCATTAAGGGAATGACCATGGTAGCAGCCATGATGAACAAACAGATTGAGGTTACAGTAAATGGGAAAAAACAAACAATATCCCTTTGGGAAGCATTTGATGAACATGGTAACTGGAATACAGAGTTGTACGGGGAAAATCCTGATTGGAATGGAGACTTTAGTAACCCAGAAGAAAATAAAGAGTTTGTAAACTTTAGACTTTACGTGCAGGCCCTATCCACTAAACTTCATGGTAACTTTGATCCATCAACAACCCCAATGTATAAGAAGTATGTATTCTTAAGAATGCTTGGACAGTTTAGAGCAAGTTGGGTTATTGAGGGTGTAAAGGACAGGTTTCAAGCTAAAAGGTATGATGAGTATTTAGGAAGGTATGTTGAGGGTAGGTATGTAACAGCCTTTCACCTTGGTTTTAAAAAGTCCCTGAAAACTTTGTATAAGTTGACTTTGGATTTGATGGGTATAGAACAGGACTGGAAGTATTTGCCAGTTAGGGATAGGGAACTTATAATAGCAAATATGCGTAGAAACCTAATGGAAATATACCTATACATGGCAATGCTTGCCACATACCTGTTAATTAAGGCTTCTATAGATGATGATGATGATGAGGATAAATGGGGAACAATTACAGCTCTTAATACATTAAATCGTGTGATGCAGGATACCACATTTTATCTAAGCCCTAAAACTTTTATAGAGATTGTTAAAGACCCAATACCACTACTAAGTTTAGCAATACGTGCTGGTAGAGGTGTAGGAGCAGCTATGGACCTAATAATGGATTCAGGAGAACTAACTGATAGGCAGATAGAATTGAACTGGAGGAAAATTACAAGTAACTTCTATTTCATTAATCAGTATAATAAGTTTATAAATATGAGTTCTAATTTATACTAATAACAAGGCAAACAAAAGGAACCAGTTACAGCAAAAGGGGGGTAGAGGGGTTTTTATTTCCCTCTACCCTTTTTACCATTGAATAATACTTTTATTTCTTGCCTCAAGCTCTTCATTGATTTTTCTAAAAACTCCACATCCTATAAATCCTTTAGAACCATACGCCTCTGCTGCTGGATGTGCCACTTTGAATACAGTATGTGTAGGATTAGTTATGAATTTTTTGTAGTAATGGGCTCTAGTTCCAAATAATCCCCATACAATATCCTGTTTGGAATTAATAGTTTTTACTACTGCTGTTGTGATTGGTTCCCAAATTTTTGTATGGCTTTCGGGTTTTCCCTTTTCAACTGTAAGCGCAGTATTTAATAGCAATACTCCCTGTTTTGCCCATCTTGATAAATTTTTTCTATCCTCTCTTCCATAATTTAAATCATTTATCCATTCTGGATACTCCAAATCTATTTCCCGTAGCATAATTTGTAGTGTTGTTGAGATACCTGTTCTGCTACAGGATGTAGCAAGCCCATCAGCACTCCCATTATGGTATGGATCCTGAAATAATAGCACTACTTTCAAGTGCTGTATTGGGGTTTCTTTAAAAGCTCTGAATACTTCAGATGAGTTTGGATAGACTACTCGTGTTTTTCTAATAGATGCAATTTTTCTACCTATCTGTAAAAAAAGATCTTGATTTATGTTATTCCCTAGATAGTCCATTATAAAAGGTTCCATAGTTCTTGATTTATCTATAAAAGATGGAGGACTAATAGAATAATAAAAATTATTAATTCTAAAGTCCCCCATCTTCTACTTATTAAATGTTATTCAAAGAATTATTGACTACGAGTTATTTTTTCATTGATAGCTTCAGCAATAAATTTTCCCAGTTCGTCTTGAAACTTTAATACATCTTCATCATTTAAACCTAAAAAATTCTTTATATAACTTTCTCCCTGTATATTTAATAATGGAATTGGATGCTTTGCATAGGCATTATTTTCTGGAATATATATTTGAATACCAATTGAATCATATATAACTCCATTACTCAACCATTTTTTTAACACGTCTTTCATTGTAGTGTAGTTTAGTTTATAAATTTCTTAAAAATATTACTAATTGGTGAAGGGAATTTTTTACTTCTGTAAGAATATTATTATTTATTGGAATATCAAAGAAGATTTTTAGTAAAAACTTAGTAAAAAGGTAATTAATTACATAAGATACCATAAATATTACAAGTAATGCTATAACATGTAATATCTTGGTTAGTATTATGATAGTATATTCCAAATACATACTACTTAAAATTTTTTATAAACCTTTCCCAAATTTCTTCATTTGGATCAGGTATTTCATCCAAATCAATGGAATGAAATATTTTAGTTAATCCAAATTTTGTTTCCATTTGGGCTATTAGTTTTGGATCTTTGGTTAAAACCTTCCAGGTAAAACTGTTATTTGTAAGTTTATAAAAGGATTTAATGTCAAACTTTAAGTTATCAGATAATTTGGAATACTTACCCTTCATAAATAATTTGGCATCTTCTTGATGTTCCTCTGGAATATTAAATATAAAAATATCAAATCCTGGAATAGAAGAATCAGTAGTTACAAATCTTGGATGATTTACAAGTCTGGATTCAATTTTAGAATAGTACTCTGTTTTGGAAAAACGGTATAGTAAATACAGTCTAGTAAAATCTATATTTAAGTATGAATTTATTAGGTAATCATTAGTATCAAAGAATAGATAGTCATTTCCAAGACAGGGTAAAATGTAATTTGTTCCTTTATTTCTTTTATAACTTCTAATGGTATAGGCTCGTTTAAAATGGGGTTTACTTCCTCCCCTCATTATTTCCTCAACATAGTAAGAACTAGGAATTTCTTCCCTTTCATGTTGGAAATAATCTCCTATTTTTATGGCAAAATCTCCTACAGATACTGATAGTATTCTATTAGTTTCTTCTTCAATATTTTCCATAACAGAATTACTATCTGTATATATCTCTAGCATTCTACCATTCAAGAGCCTATAATAAACTTGATTTCCTCCCTCCACTTTTAAAGACAACATAAAAACCAAATTAAAAAAATTTATAATTTAATCAAAATCCAACCTAGTTTGTACAGGTAGTTCCTCTACCTTTCTTAAACTAATCATTTCAAGAGAGTAATCTGGAGAATCTTTTTCTGATAGCAAAGTTACTCCCTTTTTTTTAAAATCACTAACATAGGCTAGATTTTTTATTCTGTGATAGACTTCAGAAATACTATCTGCTTCTACCACTATCTCAACCCTAGACCTAATCTTTTTTAATACATCTATCTTTACATTAAATGTTTTACTTTTCATATACAAACAGTTTATAAATGATTAAAATTCTACATCAATAAGTGTTTGATTTTTAGGTACAGCGTGTATAAATGGAAAAGAAGGTAACTCCAATCCATTGGCTTCAAAATCTTCTGGAGTTCTTAGCATGTAGAGCATAGTAAAATTATTGTAAAAAGTTTTTATGGCTTTAGATTTAGAATAAATTTCTTTACAGTACAAATCTAAAATATTTCCAATACTAATTTTATCGCTTTGTGCTTTTTTCCACTTATTCCAAAATACTTCTCCTTTTCCTGGTAATCCAATTATGTTATCAGTAGAATCTCCTGTTACTAACTGTTTAAGTAAAAATTCCTCTGCTTCCTCTTCTGTAGTTTCTATCCATTGGCCCATTATAGTTTCATTATTTTCAGGGTTAGTTTTAAAAGTGTAGTTGAAATGTTTTCCTGGAACAGTTTTTAGTAAGTCCTTATCAATGCTACATAGTATTTTAGTAACTTCCTCAACATTGGATGATGGCTCCACACTATCCACAATACTATTACCATTAAAGAAAAGGGGCTTGTTATACCAGTATAAAACTAAATCATCAGCCTCTACCCCAACACAGTTATTTGCATGGTACCTGTCTTCCAGTATAGCTTTTAGTGTTTTTGTCCATTGTCTAATCTGATATTTATCACGATTTTTCTTATATACACTGTCTGCCACTTTCTTTCTGAAGTAATTTCCTCCAGTAGAAACAAATAGAGCATAGTGAGTACATTTTGTTTTTTCCACAATATTGTTTATTTTATGGTCTAAAACACTAAGAGATTCCTCTAGGGAATCTCTTAGTGACTGGTAAACCAAAGAATCAGCGTCTATAAGTGCTAATACTTTCATATTGTTAGATTTTTATTAACTTAAATTAGTATTTACTATCGTACTAGATACTAAATCTAGTGCTTTTATTAAAGTTCCATTTTTAAAAAAAGTTTCATTATTATGATAATTTAACCAACGTGAAAAATAAAAATCACTATTGTTCAATGTTTCATCTAATTTTGATATAAATATGGTTTGATCATTTACATTCCAATCATTCCACATATCTGCATTAAAGAATATTAGTTCTTCTGGTCCCAGTAGTTCTACTTTACTATCTCTATTTACTGTCATTAACTTATATCCAACACTTCCTATTACATATAAAGGTTCTACTTCATGATCCATATTTTTACTTATTATCCAGCTATTCTTTTTTCTGAATACCATATAGAAAATATTATTATTATCTCTGGTATTTATGTAGAAATCATAGTTAAAATTAAAGAATTTTTTAACCAATGTAGATAGCACATGTATATCAGTATTTTCAGGTATACCATTATCAGTAGAATAAATATTTGAATGTTCTCCTGCTATATTAGTTAGTAGATTATCAAATACCATACTATCATAGACTTTAATAAGATATTCTTGGTTTACTGCAGTTAATTTTTCACTTTTTCCATTATTCCTTGTAATATTAGCGTTTAATTTAGAAACTATTGTGTACTTATTATACTCGTAGTTATTTATTATTACTTCCTTAACTCCAAGAAATCTGGCTATTCTTTTTAATAGTTGAAATGTACTATTTGAAAATAATCCTGAATTGTTTACTATTTTAGTTTTAACATACCCTACTCTTTTACCATTTCTATTTTTAACTATTATCATATTCATAGAATTTCCATAATCATTTGCTATATTTACCATACCTGCAAAGACTATAATATTAATGAATATGTTACTGGTAGATATTCTGATTATTCCTTTGGATGGATCTAGAGAATCGAAGTAATGCTTTCCTAAATCTTTTAAGCGTAAAATTTCCATTGGCATGAACCTATAAAAATTAAAATTATTAGGGAACTCCAAATACTGAGTATCTTCAGGAAACATGCTAAATATTACTGGAATTCCTTCGTTATTCTTACAGATTATCATAACTTGAAGCGGTTTTAAATAATACTAATTCAGAAGATTCCATTATTGCAAATGGTAGATTACATATAGTATTTTCAGCATACTTATTAATTAAGTAATTAACTACCATTTGAGTTATCCTTGCTCCAATCATTGAAGCAAAATAGCTAGTTTGCTTAAACGTACAGGGTCCATCCTCTATCATACTATTTGGAAATAGAGATTTAGCATACAATTCTTCCTTATCTGGAGTAACAGTAAAAACTTGATAGATATTTGCTGTTAGTCTCCCATCTATAAATAGTTCCCTATTTTCCAAATTTTTCCATAATTCAAATGCTTCTTTTCTGGCATCCATATTATCCACTGCACATATGGTTATTGGGTAAACTCCATTGTAATCTGATAGTTTGGCTTGAATATATCTAACCCTACTATAAGAAGTAGGGTCAAATAATCCCATAGTATATTTAAGGGAACTTACCTTAGAACTATTTATTTGATTTGTTAGGTAAAATTGAGTACCTATATTATGCTCTTCTACCATATCAAAATCTAATATTTCTATCTTAGATTTTAAAGTTCTTATTAGATTAAATGCAGTGTTAGAGCCTATTCCTCCAGCACCTATTATAGTAATATATTCATTAGCGGATTGTTCATACCAAGGTGCATCTTTAAATCTTTCGTAGTATCCCATATTAATTTCCTCCAATTTTCAAAGTATCAATTATTAATTCAACTAGATAATGATTTAAATCAATCCCAGGAATATTGTTAATTATTTTAATTGCAATATCAGCTCTTGTTGGGTATTTAAGAAATGTTGGATCATCTGAAAATATTTCTTCATAGTTCTGTTCTATTATTGGTTCCAGTAGATCCACATACATTTCATACATTTCCAAATCTTTACTGGTAGATTTTATTAGATCTTTTAGGATATCACCTACATTTCTTTTTTCCAGTTCTTTCAAATCTGCATTATCATCTGCATTTAGTATAGCCTTTACCCACAGTAAGCATTTAGTATACTCTCCATTTGAACTGTTCATACAAGTTTCTTTATCAGTTTTACTGTAGGAATCAGATCTGTATAAAGTAGATTTATAAGGATCTGGAGTATAGGAATTTGGAATATTGGGCCATTTATATATTTTATTAGGATTACTACTTGGTAAATAGTCTTTACTATTAGAAGTCCGTTCAGTATGGTTTGAAACATAGTAATCATTATTTTTAAAGTAGGTATTTTGAAAATTTTCAGTTTTCTTATTTTTAACTTCTAAATAGTTTTCTTCTACCCATTTTGGTACTGAAACTTCTTCTTCAAATACTGGTTTTAAATCAATGTAAAGTATTTCTGTACTTTCTTCTTCTGTGTTTCTTTTTACAATATTTTCTTGATGATCCTTGAATATAATGGTTTTCTTTGTTATAGTTTTAGTAGGAATGGCTATTTTACATACATACTCTCCTTCCATGTTAACTACTAAAGAAACAAAGAAATTATATTTATCTGCATTATCTTCAAGTTCCTTTAAATCTGTTCCAGAGAAGAAAGCATTCATAGTATGATGGGTGTGAATAAATCCATTAAGAGATTTTAGTTCATGGTCATTAATGTTATTATATGCTTTTATCAAATCTGCATCTACTGTGAATTCTGTATAAGTACTATTCCCAATATTCATGAGATGCATAGATTTAGCATAGATTTCAATATCCTCTAACTTTTTAAAATTTCCTTTTACTACATCAAATAGTAGTATTCCTGACCACTCTGTATTTTTTATCTTTGTATGAAAGTAGTCAATTTGTTGTTTTAATAGTTTACTAATAACTATCTTATTCATAATTTAAAAATATTTAGTTAGTAAATAGTGAACTTGCCAATAAATTTTGTAGTATATAGTCTAGGTATAAAACACTACAAACATAGTTTATAGTATCTCTTCTTACTACTTTAGTACATTGTGCTAATGCACTTTCCAATATCTTTTTTTCATACTCACTTTCTTCTATAATAGGTTTAATTACCTGATTTTTAAACTTAAAAGTTTGGTTATAAATTAATTTTACTGTTTCTTTAGTTTTACTAATCAATTTTCCTTCCATTTCCCCAAGTTTATAGGTCATGTATTTTTCCCCAAATAATTCTTGTATTCTTTCCCCTAATTTATTTCTAAATTCTTCATCAACTGATAGATCAGAAGAAAGATCACTGTAGAAATCATTAAAATTAATACTCAGGTCGATTGGATTATCAATTAAACTTTTTAGTAAAATCTTGAAATCCTCATCATCTGTTAAAGAAGAATCATTAATAGTTTCAATTTTATATGGAAGTATATTTTCAATTCTTCTATAGGGCACTCCTTCCAAACTTTCCCAACTGAAATAGTGTAGTATTAGGTATATTACATATTTTAGGTCATTTACATAAAATCTCTCACCTCTCATATATTCTCTCAATTCTGAGCCTCCAAAACAAAAATCCCTAGCAACTTCTCCAGGATGTGTATTACTATGAGAGAATAAATAATCTGCACTAACTTCTGATGGAGTAAAATTGGCCCTATAAAATTGTAAATTCCTTACTTCTATTTTATTATTTGTAAATACCAGAGTAAATTTTATATAACATTCCCTCATGATATGACTCATCTCCAAAGAATTTTTTATTTCTATTTCAGGTAAATATAGATTTACTGAAATTTCTGTAGATGAAATTTGTATAATTTCATAATCATGAATTATGTTAATACTTTTTACTATGGATTCAACTACTTTTTGTAGTTTTTTAGGCGATAATTGGTTCAGTTTTAATTTGTATAAATCGTGATAGTTTTCCTTATTTAGAGCAATTACACTTTTGTCTATGCTATTTAAACCAAAAATCTCTATTATTCCACTATCTGCTAAAATTACTATTTTCTTATGAGTTCTCGAAATTATTTTTCCAAGGATAAAAGAATTACTACCATAACTATCTGGTATTAGTACTAAACTTTCAGGTCTATAAAATTTGCTGTACTCAAATATTTTTTCTCTTTCTTCGTCAGATAATTTTTGAAGTTGAAGTAGCAATGTATTATGCCCTAATACCAGTTTATTAATTATTTTTAATCTTTCCATATAATTCAGTATTATTGTTAATAAATAGTAAGGGGGAACAAAAATTCCCCCTTACACTTACAAAATAGGATTAGGATTAAAGTTCTTTAAACTTTTCCATAATGTTATTATGAATATCCAGTAATCCAAGATCCTCTTCAGTACTGTCTTTGTTAGAGTTTGCCTCGATTAGGTTATTTACTTTATCTATCATTAAATCTACAGTAACAGAATTTGTAAATAGGGCTTCCTTTAAGAACTGGAGATCTTTTTTCAATAGCTCAAGTTCCTCTACAAAATTAGGGGTTGATTCCCTAGTTTTGAGAAACTCTATAATATTATTGATAACCTCCCGTTTACTCCCCGAAAGACTAATACCTGCGTTGTGTTCTTGATTCAAAATATAGCCAAGAGACCTAATTTCATTGTAAGACATGTTATTAATGGCTTCAATTTTACGTTCTAATGGCCAATTCATTTCAAAGTTTATAGTTAGACCTGCTTTATGGTCTACAGGAGTAACAAAGAGTATAATATTACCCTCTGGTAGAACAGCATCATCTAATTTTCCATACTCCGCAAGAGAGTTCTTCTCTATGAACTTATAAGTTCTAACATAATTATTATCCACCCTTTCACTGTGAGTAGGAATTTTATCAGCAATAACGCTGTTAGCTACATCTTCCATTAACTGTCCAAAAGTTTTTGCGTCTGATTCAATAGAAATCAGTTGAACAGTTGCAGGCAGTTTAAAACTGACTTTTCTCTTAGCACTAAGTCTTTCTACTTGGCTCATAGTAATTTAATTTTTAAGTTTAACATTTAATTTAATACCTTTATTATTACTCCTGGGTTTTCTTTATTGAGGTCCCAGTATTTTCCCTCTATTTCTAATGGAAAAGGCAATACAAAATCTACATTATCATCTGGAATTATATCATATACAGTCATTAAATCCAAAACAATTTGACATGCATTATGAAAATCCCATTTTCTTCTGCTATTTCTAATGAAGAAAAATCCTAAATGTAAGGGATATTCCCTACATTCCTTAATAGGATTACATATTTCTGCAAAGGAATATTTTTTTGGAATTCTTTTAAACTCTTTAACCTTTTTATCCCTAGAACTATACCAAACTATTCCAAATTCCCTAAGCCATTTAGTAACAGTTTTACTTGGAAATCTTCCATTTATTTTGCTATTCTTAAGAGAAGGAATATTTCCTGGTATGAATATTTCAATTTTAGGGTTCATATAATTCTAATTTTATTAAGTTATCCGTTACAAAGTTAAAGAATTTTTTAATTCCATATTCCTTACAAAAATCACTAGGATCCTTTGGACTTCCTATAGGATTATGACAATATGGTATTTCATATTCTGAACTGAATTTACTTGCATTGTTTATTCCAGTAAAATCATTGTTGTACCATATGATTATGCTTTTATACCTTGTTTTAATTTTACGAAACCATTCCTTAGGAACAAAAGATACTTCATTATTTGGAGCCACTCCATGTACTACAATATTTCTAAACATACCCTCCATATTCATTCTCCAGAATATTCCTGCATCTTTTTTACTAGAGGTTATGAATAGAATATCACCATATTTAGGCATAACATCTACAAGTTGTACAATAGTATTATCCACATTACTTATCCATTTATATTGGCTTCTTTCTGGGAAGTAAAGTTTTCTTTGAAATCTTCCATTATGCCAGTAGTATTCATAGGAAAAGGCTAATTCATCCCCAACTGTTATCATATTACCATTTATCCAGTAATGTGATATGGATTCAGTTTTAGATAATTTTAACATTTCTTCAGTCCAGTAAAACTCATTCCAGTATTGTAGATCTTTTTTGGTAAATGGTCTTTTCTTCTTTTGTATGATTGTTGGAGGTTTATCCTGGATATTTATTTTTTCATGAATTATTGGGGATTGAGATGTAGAAGTATCCAATGTAATATTTCCCCCTAATCCCAAATTAAAGTCCATATTTATTTTTTGAAGGGCTTCAGCATATGTTAGATTATATTTAAACATTACAAAGTCTATACATCTAAAACTCTTTCCCAGTCCAAAATCAGTGTAAAGTAAATCTCCATTTATACTAGTAATAGAACATGAAGGGTTATTTTCTTTCCTTAAGTCTGATTTAAATAACTTGTTGAGTTTTTGAAAATTAGGACTGTAAAATTTAAATATATCATATGATGAAATTAGGGACAAAATATTTTCCTTGGTAAGAGGTTTGCGTATAGGTATCATGGTACTAAAATTTAAAGTTAACGGGGAAAATACTATGATTTTCCCCGTTACTTACAAGTTAACTAAAATACGTTACTTCCATCATCAATCTTTCCCTTAAGCATATCAAGATCTGAATCAGGAAGAATAACTTCAGGAGCAGGTGGTACAAATTCTTTAAATTCCAACCCATTATATCCCTTTACTGGGTATCCATCCTTCTCTTTACGCTTAATATACTCTACAGCCTTAGAAAATGCAGCTACCTGTTTGAAGTATCCCCTAATAAATAATCCATTATCCACATTCTGGTAATATTTACCTTCCTTTTCAGAATAGGTTAGAAGAACCCACACTACATTATCCTTTGCAGCATTTACGTAGTACTGAAGTTCCTTAACATTTCCCTTAAACAGTGCTTCCATATCCTCAATATATACCTTATCATTAGGATTTGTATTAAGCCACTGCTTAAGAAATTCAATAAGACTTGTTTCTCCTACATATGCTTCACGAGCTCCTTCTGCATTGAACCATTTTTTACCATTGGAAGCAGTTTTATTCAAAGCTTCATTTAAATCTGCAGCCCAAGTGGATTGTCCATAATGATTGATAAACTCATTTTTGGTACCATCCTTATTCACTCTAGGTCTATTTTCTAAAAAGAAGGTAATCTTATTGGATACAGTTGCATTCTTAAAATAAAAGTCCAATCTTAACTTGCGAACCCCTTCTTCCTCTGTTAGGTAAACAGGCTCTTGCTGAAAATTATATCCCATTTCTTGCAGTTCCTTTAGAGTAGGGTTAACTGCAACCATTTTTACTTGGGTAAGTCCTGTGTAAACTACAGACTGCTTTAATACTTCCTTGCTGCTATTGTTAATATTAATTGCTGGCATACTCTTATCTTTTTAAAGTTTATAATAAAGTTTATAATAAAGTTTATAATTTTTTAAGTAAATCAAATAAATGCACTACTCAACTGTTGTAGTATGCATTTTGTTAGTATTACTTCTTTTTTCTCTTTTCTTCCTTTCCTGTTTTACAGGTTGTTTTTTGGAAGTCCTAGTTTTACCCATCAGTATTTGTTCCAATTCTTTTTCCTTTGAGGTTTTAATACTCAATAGATACTGACCCAACTTCCAAGGAACTACTGAAATAATCATAAACACTAAGCCAATAAACTTGGCTATGCTCTTGAATAAATCAACTACTATTTTTACCATAACTAATAAATTTAAGTTAAACAATTAAATACCATAATATTCCCTAATTTTGGTGTCTACATATACCAAAGAATTTGGAATTTTAAAGTCTTCAAACATCCCTGGAGGTGTTTTTGCAGTAGATCTGTTGGATTGAGTTTCAAAGTAATACTTATTATCACCATTTAATCCTCTTTCTACTGCTCCGAATAGTACTACAGGAAGTTTGCTTTCCACTTTTATTTTTTCCAATTTTCTTCCATTAGTAACTAAGCACTTACTTTCATTGCCATCTACATCAGTGTATAACGTAACATGGCCCATGAAGTAAATAATCAAATCATTTCTCATGGAATTAGCAAATGTGATAATTTCATAGATATCCTTAGCCAAATCCATCCATTTATCATAGGTAAGTTTTTTACTTTCCAGCATTTCCTTATCTATCATAATACCATTAATGGTATCTATAATAACTGATTTGATTTTAGTTCCATTGTTAATTTTTTGGAGTAAGTCCATTATAATTTCCACATCTGAAGTAGTAAACATATTTACTCCTTCTTTCCAATTATCCAGTTTAAATGGTGGAAATTTTCTGTCACTATTAATGTATACTGTGGTACTTGGATTCATACCTTTATATTCACCTTTAATATCGTATGTTCCATCTGGTCCCACAACTATACTCATGGTTTTTCCACCTCCACTTTGTTGAAATATTCCAACCGTTATTGCCATAAATTTAGTTTTTTAAGTTTTACCTATCATCACCATTTCCATGAATGGTATTATTATTAAGCCTATTTGATAGTTTAGTTACATTTTGTTCTGCAACATCCTGCATACTAATTCCCAGGTCATTGCAAAGGGCTTGTACGTACCATAATACATCTCCTAATTCCTTTGAAATGGAATCAATGTCTTCCTTAGTAAATACTCCATTTTTATCTCTGTAGACCTTCTTGATTTTTTCAAGAACTTCTCCAGATTCTCCTCCTAATCCTAGTGCTGGGTAGATTACCCTTAGACTGGGAGGGTATTGTGCAGTTACCTTAATTTTCTGTTGATACTCATTAAAGTTCATAGCATTTAGTTTTAAAACATAAATTTAGTTGACTCATTTTGTTTATTATTTTTATCAACATTGCTTTTATTTCTCTGCTCTAGCATAGAAAGAATCCTCTTATGCTTTGCAATATCCTGCATATCAATCCCAAGATCATCGCATAGAAACTTTATATACCATAGAGTACTCTCCAATTCTTTTGAAATGGAAGTAATGTTCTTACGGAGCTCTGTTAGATAATGAATATTCTCAATAAATTCTATGAAAGTTTTATAGTCACTATCAATAGTCTTTACTACATTTCCATTATCATTCAAAAATTCAATTCTCATCTTCATAATTTCAGGCTTTAAAGTTTGTTGTGAATTTCATTCTTTAGTTTAACTATTTTATTGACATATTTAGGCACATCATATGGAATACCAAATTTGTTTATTCCAACTTTTCTGTGCCATACACTACTTCCACTATTCCATATAGAAGCAATTTCTTCATCTGAATACCCTTTTTCTATCAGACTTTTTACTTTTAGAAAAGCTATATAATCTTGATTATCAGGTATTCTAATATCCAATTCTTTTCCAACATATTTTAGACATAAGGATTCCCAGGTTTTTAAAGTAAATTGATACGCTCCAAATTCCCCAGAATTTCCTATTGAAAAGTAATTTCCATTACTTTCTACCATTTTTATTGCAAAAAGCAGGGATTCTATACGCTTTTGTAATTTCAAATAGTTGTCTATATATGCATTTATCCTTGCTTCTATTCTTACTAGTGAAATTAATTTGCTATCAATGTTAGGAGCTCCTGCACATAATGGAAGTATTAATGTTAAAATCCAAATTATTTTCTTCATACTGTATAAATTTAGGTAAATGCAAATATACTGATTTTAATGATATAAAAGTGTTAATTTTCCTAAACGTGTCAAAATCATAGCCTAAAAATACATTTAACCATATTCTTGAGCGCTTCAAAAACTTTATGAATTTGATTTTGTCATATATATACATGAGTTATACGCTATTTTAAGGACACAAAGTTCAAATCAGAACTTAATCCACACCCGAAACAAAACCAAGATGTTTGAAACCAAGCACCACTATTTTTT